ACATCAATCGACGCAGGATGGCGACCGGATGACGTTACGCGACTTGCATCTACGCTTATCAATATGGGTATCCCGATGATGTGCGTTCATGGTGCAGGTGGTGTCAAGAGTAAAGGATACAGACCATTGATGCCGAGGGTTCCAAGCCGAAACAACCGTCAGCATTATCCGATTTGGACGCTTGGAACAGACGCAGGGAAGGAATACATCCATCATAAGGTGATGCTCGAAGAAGGATCTGGACGCTGGCATTTTCCGAGCAATACGCAATGCGGTTGTGACGATCAGTTTTTCAAGGAACTATTCAGCGAGCGTTGCATTTGGGTAACAAACAAGCGGACCGGAGCCCGTCATAAGGAGTTTAGGCGCAATACGAAGCTGCGAAACGAGCCGCTTGACTGTGCGGTCTATGGACTGGCCGCAGCAAAGAGCGAATTTCGCGATTGGGATCAACTTGCCGCATCGGTTGCATCCGGATCTACTGGCGAGAAAAAGGAAAAAGTAGCATTTTTCGCCAATTCGCGCTTGCGACCATCGCGAATTAAGTATTGATTGTGTCGAGAGCGGTTTGTTAGTTTTCCGCTTGTGTGAGAATAGAGTAGTTATTGGATTCATATCATTGTTTGGTTCACCCGGCAGATTTCCTAGTCTGTCGGGTGTTTTTTTGGCCGCATCACAAAAGGAATGTGGCGAATTTGACTAACAAGTTGGCGAAAAATACCAACTTTACAATTGACATGGGTTCGAAAATGGTCAAATCGTGTATCAGTGGCCACGATTTACGAACTACCGTCCGTTATACGCGCAGGAACTCAGATTGAATTGATTCGCAGCTCAACTGATTATCCTGCAACGTCTTACGATGGTTTCTTGCGCTTCATTCCATCGGATGGAGCAGTAACAACCCCGATGCTAATCACTGGCACGGCTAGCGGAATTGACCACAAATTCGTCATTGATACCTCGACTTGGACAGCCGGACAGTATTCCGCTTGCTTTTACGTCCAGGATTCCGAGGACACCGTTCTCTTCATCGATGAGGGCTTTGTCACAGTTCGACCAAACCCGGCGACCGCAACCGGAACAACCAATCTTACATTTGCTGCAAAAATGGTGAAAACCATCAAGACAGCAATCGAAACACTCAGCGCAGGCGGATTACTAACAACATCTGTATCAGTTGGAGGAAAGAGTTACACGCGATCCAACATGTCTGAATTGCGTCAGGAATTGGCGCATTGGCAAGCGCTACTCCAAGCCGAACAAGGTGGAACAACCGGCACGCAAGCAGGCTGGACAACGCACAAGGTGTATCTATGAGATGGCCATTTTCCAAGCAGGTTTCAAGGGTTGTCACAAAGATGCAACCGTTTAATGTTTTGCGCTATTGGGACGCGGCTAAAACGGACCGATTGACAGGAGCATGGATCACTGAAGAAATCAGCATCAACAAGAGCCTCGAATACAGGCTCCAGACGTTGAGGGCGCGCGCTCAGGACATGGAGCGGAACCATCCAATCATCCGCAGATGGATTTCATTGCTCGATCAAAATGTTATCGGAGCATCAGGTTTCAAACTTCAGCCGAAAATCCCGAATGACAACGGCCAGGGATACGATCAAGCCGCAAATGATACCATCGAGCGCAACTGGATTCGCTTTTGTCGCAATCCGGAAATCTCCGGACGGTTCAATCTTGAGACGCTAACGAGGCTCATCCTTCGCAGGGTTGCGATTGATGGAGAGATTTTCATACTCAAGATCGCTGATCCAACCTCAAGATTTGGCTTTTCGCTGCAGGTGATTGAGGCATCAAAACTTGCATACGACCTCAATCGCGAATCCGAAAACATCATTGCAGGGACTCAGGTAGACGCATTCTCAAGGCCGATCAACTACTATTTCCGCAAGGGCAAGCTCAGATACTCGACCGAATACGAGATTATACCGGCAGATCGTATCATCCATATTTGCCGACACGATTTCGCTGAGCAGCAACGCGGTTATCCCTGGGCAGCTTGCGTGATGGAGCCACTGAAAAAGCTGTCAAAATATCAAGAAGCTGAAATTGTCGCAGCGATAACGGCAAGCGCAAAAATGGGGTTTTTTACAAAGACAGCACCGGAGCTAATCCCTGATGGAAAAAGCCCGAATGAACCATTTTCACTCGGTGCCTCCGCAGGAACAATCGAAGGACTTCCCGCAGGATGGGGATTTCAGCAATGGGACCCACAACATCCTACGAGCGCATACCCGGCATTTGTCGAAGCCAAGCTCCAGGAGGTTGCATCAGGTCTGAACGTATCATATTTCACGCTGGCGAACGACCTTACAAAAGTCAACTACACCTCAAGCAGAACCGGATTGCTTGAGGATCGGCAGTATTTCGAGCTGCTTCAAAACTGGCTGATAGACCAATTTTTACAGCCAGTTTTCGAAACTTGGCTTGAACTTGCGCTGAATCTTGGCCGTGTAACAACGCTTTCCGGATCATCGCTGCCACCATCAAAGCTCGAAAAATTCAGGCAATGTCGATTCCAAGGCCGACGCTGGCAATGGGTTGACCCGCAGCGGGAGATCAATGCAGCCGTAATTGCGCTCGAAAACAACCTGAAGAGCCCGATCCGCATCATGTCCGAAATGGGCGTCGATGCTTGGGACGAGTATTCAGATTTGTCGATGGCGCAAGGATGGCGCAAAGAGCTTGGATTGAGCGAGCCAGGACATCCGAAACCATCAGAACCACAACCACAGGAGGATGAAGATGCAACCGAATGACCAAATTAAACGCTTTTTTGAGACGACCGTTGAACGAGCAGAACTAGCAGAAGGCCAGACCGATGACCGGATCAGAACCTTTTCGCTGTCATCCGATACCCCGATCAAATACGGGGACATCTCGGAGATCCTAAGCCACGATCCGGAGCACGTTGACCTTTCGAGGCTCAACACGGAGGCTCCATTGCTATGGATGCACGACACCACGCAACACATCGGACGCATCGTCAAAGCGTGGCTCGAAAACGGACGTTTATACATTTCAGCTAAATTCAGCCGGTCAAAACTTGGCTCTGAAAAACTGCAGGATCTCGATGACGGAATCATCAGAGGGCTTTCAGTCGGGGCACAGGTTCACAAATGGGAACAATCGGAGGACGGGAAATCCTACATTGCGACCAGTTGGCAACCGTTTGAGGGAAGCCTTGTGACGACACCCGCAGACATTACCGTAGGCGTTGGGCGTTCGTTGCAAATCGAATCAACACAACCACAGGAGATTATTATTATGGACGAACAAATTGTTAATCAACCCGCAGTCGATTTGAACGAGTTGCGGAAACTTGAACGCGACCGTCAGAGCCGTATCCGCGATATGGGTAAGGTTTTGGGAGTCTCTGAAACCGAGGTCAACAAGGCTCTCGATTCCGACATTCAGCCGTCAGACTTTTTTGCACAGGTCAGCCGCAACCACAAACCAGCAGCCGCAACCAACAAACTGCCCGAAATCAGCGAGAAGAAAGCCGAACGCTATGACCTCGGGCGCGTGTTGCAAGCCGTAGCGGCCAACAAAGAGCTGACTGGATTGGAACGCGACTTGAGCGAACAACTCAAGGACACCTTCCGGAATGAGCACGGTGGGTCAGATTCCATCGTGATTCCTCAGTCCGTTCTTGCCCGCAACTTCTTGAAGCGCGTGGGTCAGAATGCGACCACGGCTGCCGATGGTGGCTACATGGTCCCAACCGAAACCCGCAACGGATCTTTCATCGACATTTTGATGCAAAACACGATCCTCGGACGCCGTGGTGCACAGGTCTTGGAAGGTCTTTCCGGAAACGTTGAGATTCCGAAGCTGACAACCGGAGCAACCATGTTGCACAAGTCGGAAACCGCAGACGCCGAACTGTCGCAGCTCGAGCTGGGCCAGCTCGCATTGTCTCCGAAACGCGCAACCACCCAGATCTATCTGAGCAACCAGTTGCTCCGTCAGACTGCTGGTGTGGTTGAGCAAATCGTGATGACCCACCTGCAAGCCGTTGCGGCGAACACATGGGACAAATACGGGATCGTCGGGACCGGATTGAATGACCAGCCAGTCGGGATTACCGCATTGGCCGGGAAAAACACCATCACTTACAACGGAGCGGCTGTATATACCGACATCCTCGACGCGATGGCAAAACAGATGGAGGATCACACCTATACGGCTGACTCAATCTGGCTGATGGATTCCGCAACGTGGGCAAAGTTCGCAAAGCTCGAGGTTTCCGCAACAGCAGGGCAACTCGCAATCGACCTGGTAACTAACCGTATTCGCGGACATGAGTACGAGATTTGCTCGTATCTCACGGATCACAAGACCATCTTCGGGGACATCAAGCAGATGGTTGTCGGGATGTTCGGGGGTATCGAGATCATCCGCGAAAACGTCACCAGGGCGAAATCGGGAGAAACCGTCCTCACCGCTGCGATGTATTACGACATCGGAGCACGCTACGATCAGGCATTCTGCGTATCGACCGATTCCGGAGCAGCCTGAATCTGATTTAGGATTGAGTGTATCAGGTCCGATCCCTGATGCAGTCGTCCCATAAACCAACTAATAAGAAAGGATTTACAAAATGGACAGATACGGTGGAGAAGAAAGAATTATGTTTGATGATGCTTCGGTATCCGGAGCATGGACAAGCGCATTTATCACGGGGCTCGAAAAGTGGACCGGGAAGGCGCGCTTGAGTGTCCTC